GATGTCTTTGTAATACATGCGAAGAACGCCAGCGATACTGGCTACATTAGATAGAACTGAAGTACTGTACTGTTCGTACGGAATAGCATAGACAGCTAAAGGCTTGTTGACGATGTTTTGAGCCTCACGGTCAAAGACAATGTTGTTGGAACGCTTACGCTTAATCCAGAGCTTGATAACCTTAGTCTTTTCTTTTAAAGTCTGACCAGCATCAGGAAAGCCATAGTCTTGAGAGAAATGGTGTATCTTGTCATACAGAAATTTGATACCGCGATCTTTATCGCTTGAGAGAACCATAGCATTTTGAACATCAGAGAAGTTTTGTACTTGTTCGAGAGGATCGAACGTATGAGTAGTGATTGTGTTTGCCACAGATTTAGGAAGTACGCATACCATTATGCGAACCATTGTGTTAGGCCTGTCGATCTTGTTAGCTAAATATAGCTTGAGAGACATGCCACGAGGAGTAATTACATCTCCTATACGAGATGAGGAGGTAGTGCCCTTAGTGATACGGGCCCAAGGATTAAAGAAATCCGGAATTGAAGTAGTGAATCCAAGTGCGCTACAGCCCACATTATGATAGAGTTGGACGTTTTCGATGCCTATTGTATAGTCCTTCGTTTCTGACTTCTTCATCAGAACTTGAGTAACACGGGCTTTGAAGGTCCGAGGACCCTTGCGAGAAAACCTCCCACGACGAGTCTTCCTCGTCCGGCGCGATCGGGAGAACTTGCGTTTGAATGCCATCGTTCATGGAGTAACCGGGGTTCGAACCCGGGACCTTTTATAGACTTGAGTGTCGGGTGTCGGGGAAGTGGGGGGTAATATAAGACCCCCACTTCCTCCCCGACAGGCACGTGACTCCGGGCTTCGCCCGGTTCCTTTTAAAAATTTTGACGGCACAGCTTGGCGGGCTTGTCCCTGCATCTATTTATGGAGTTTTTTTTTTCTGAACCGGGTGGTTCTATTTTGGGCAAAAGTGTCTATATAAGAATTTGGATTGGTTTGACAAATAATTTGTTGCAGCATGGCACGTTTTGGAATTTGCTTTACGTTTAACAACTACACGCCTGAGACCTTGATCAAGGCCAGGGGAGCTATTGGGCAAGCTGGCATCAAGTACATTTGTTGGGGATTGGAAGTGGGGGAGCAGGGTACCCCGCATATGCAGGGTTACATACAGGCCAACCAGGACAAGTACAAGAGACTTATGAAGGTCATTGGAGACTGTTGGATGGGCAAGCAGAAGGGGGACAGCAAGGAAGCTGTTGAATACACCAAGAAGGAAGGCGACTGGGTGGAGTTCGGCACATACGAATCCATCGCCGCACCGAAAGTGCGCCAAGGTCAGCGAGTTGACCATGACAATGTTAAGAAATTGATTAAGGAAGGGAAGAACTATCAAGAGATAGTGGACACAGATTTTGGGTATGCTGCCAAGTATGGCAAATTCATTAAAGAACAGGTCGCCGTACAGCGGATGGCAGATGGCAAGAGCTCATTGCTCGCGGAGTACGAGGGTGTATCATGGAAGCCCTGGCAGCAGGATGTGCTGACAGCTGTGGGTCAGCCGGCGGATCGTCGGAAGATCAGCTGGATTTGGGAGTCCAAGGGGAATGTGGGGAAGAGCTGGTTGGCGAAGTACATCATGCTGACGCAGGATGCTTTGTTGTTGGAGAGCGGGAAGAAGCTCGACATGGCGTATATCTTTGCCCAGAAGCCGACCAAGATTGTTATGATCGATTTGTCGAGGACCTCGGCCCCTGTGGATGGGAAGGATTATTTGGGGGGAGTGTACTCGATCTGTGAGAATCTGAAGAATGGGGTGGTGATGAGTACCAAGTACGAGTGCATGAGTGTGCAGTTTGCGGTACCGCATGTGATTGTGTTTGCAAATTGGGAACCCGACTACACCAAGTGGAGCGCGGATCGTTACGATGTGACGAACCTGAATGGGTTGAGCTTTGCTCCCTAGATGTCTTTGTAATACATGCGAAGAACGCCAGCGATACTGGCTACATTAGATAGAACTGAAGTACTGTACTGTTCGTACGGAATAGCATAGACAGCTAAAGGCTTGTTGACGATGTTTTGA